CAGTTCGAGCGGGATCAATTGCACCGTGCATCGGTTGGTCCGGAACTTGGCGAAGTTCGCGCGGAACGCCATGTCCTTGTTGAGATCGCCGACGGACCACGCCCCGTCGGTAGACGAGAACAGTGAACCCTGTGCGAACTTGTTGTTGTGGACGAGGTTGACGAAGTGATTGCCCGGCGTCTGCAACACGAAGGCGTAGCGATTGCCCTTCGCGAGATACGTCGGGAGGAAGTTGACGCGCGTTGCATTGGGTGCGCCACGCAGTAGGTCAGCCGTGATCGTCGAGCGGGCGATGGCCTTCTCGAAGTTCGGCGCACCGTTCAGGGTTTCGCAGACGATGACGTGCAGATCGCCGGACGCTGCGACACGAGAGAAGAACAGATCGACCGACGTGAGCCAGCCGCCCTGCGAGTTCAGGAACGTCTGTGACACCACCGAGCCGTTCAGCCCCTCGATGGTGACAACCTGTCGCCAGTAGTAGCTGTCGATGATCTCATCGACCCAGAACTGCACCAGCCGCACGATGGTGTGGTTCGGATTGTCCTGCACGTCCAAGATTTGGAACGTCTCGTTGCCTCGCGTCAGGATGTTGCGGATCGGGTCGTAGATCAGATCGGTGTTCGGAGTCATGCCGCCGCCGTAGACGCCCATGCCCTCGGTGCCAATCGAGTTGATCCAGTCACGGCCTGATGGCGCGAACCACCATGTACCGTTGGCGCAAACATAGAACGCCGTACCCCAGCGGATGCGCGTTCGCGTCTTCGCGCACAGTTCCCAGTTGATCGTCTGGAACTGATACTGCGAGATCGAGAGTTCGGAGTCCGCGCCAAGCACCTCCAGTCGCGCCACCTGATCGTAGGCAGGCAGCACGAAGTTCGCTTGGTTGAACACCGCAGGGTCCATCGGATTGAGCAGTCCGATCTGCGAGTCGCGTTCGGCCTCGTTCGGGAAGCGGATGCCCTCCTCGACCTTTGCCATGTAGTCGATGTGCGTCACATCGGACTCGTCCGGTGTCAGGAAGTGGTCAGCGCCCCACGCCGTGTAGGTGTCGGGCAAACCATCCACTTCCTTGATGCGCGCGACATCGGCGGCGATCTTCAGCGTGAACTTCATCGACGCCGTGCCGTTGAGGCGGGCGGCAAGCGAAGCCACGTCGGTCGCCAGCGTGTCGAGCCGCGATGCGGTGGCAGTGCGCCACGCATCGTTCTCGTTCATGCGGTTGTCGAGATCGCGAAGGTTCGGTGCGCGATGCTCGTCCACCATGATGATCGAAACGATGCCGGTCGAATCCAGCATGATCCACGCAACGACCAGCGTGTTCGATGCAATGGCTGGCGGTATCGGATCAGGCGCTTCGCCGCCGACCACCGTCGAGATGTTCGCCCAGCGGCGGTTCTCAGTCGAAACAACGCGCGCGACCGTGGCGCGGGTAACCGGATCGGTCAGGAACGTTCGTGGCTCCGTGTCCGTCTCGATCTCTTGGCCCCAAGCGACCACGCCGACGTAGCGGCGCGTGACGACGGGAAGGACGCCGAGCAAGTCGAGCGACGTGCCGCCCTCGCTGTCGTTATAAAACACCAAGCCGTTGTGATAGAGGCGGCCCGGACCCACCGAGACAACCGCTGGCGCGGTCTGCACCACGGTGAATCCGGTGTACGCCATGTCGGGGATAAGTGTGTCGCCGACGATGTGATCGAACGAGCCGCGAGGAAACAGTCCGAAGTTGTTGAAGTCTTCGACTGTGACCTTCTGCCAGTCTTGGATGTTAACTTTACGTTCCATTTGCCTCTCCTAAAGCAAGTTCGGTACTTGCTGATCCACTGTTGTTTCAGTCCAAGCTCGTTCTCGTAGCTCAATCAGTCGCGTCGGATCGTAGGCTACGCGCACACGGTCGCGCAGCGCCTGCGAGGTGACAACAGCGGCGTTGCTGCGGTCGAAGTCTTGCAGTTGAACTGTGCTGACAAAGTAATTGTCATCGGTCAGAAAGCCCTCATCGGCAAACCAACTGTACACTTCGTCGCTTGAGTGCAGATCGATCATAAGGTCCGCCGTGTAAGCGGGCCACGACACGTAATCGACGCCAACAAAGGAAATGCCACCCGTGATCGCCGCAACAATTGTCGGGTCATGCAGAAAGACACGATCCGCCAGCATCCGTCCAGCGTCGTACCCGGCGTCGGCGTAAAACACGATGGGGTCGCCGTACAGCGGCGAGACGTTGAACAGTCCAGACGCCCCGGCGGCTAGCTGGCCGACGCCGTGAACGGTCATGGTGCCGCTGAACATATTGGAGTTCTGCGACGACAGCGTCCCGTCGCCGGTCACCGCCCTGTCAGGCACCAGAACGTTGCGGCTATCGCTCCAGTCCCCAACAAAAAAGAAGCCGTTGCCCCAGCCGACATCGCTGTTTCGCACGTAGCGAACATCGAGCGGCTCAAGTCCCGGCACCACCGTATCGAGGTGTAGCGCCGACTTTTCGTGGTCGTAGGAGGAGTCGAAGCGCAGCGTGACGAGTTGCGGCACGACGGCCTCGGCGCAAACGAAGCGCTCGTCGTCGTTGACGAAGTCCTCGGTAGTGACCGCCCAGCCAGCCTGTCCGGGGATCGCGACGCGCTCGTAATCCACCGTGGCGACGCCGTTGATCGTCTTGGTGAACTGATAAATCTGAAGCGGATAGTCGGTGCCGCGCACGCGCAAGTAGGCTTTGCGACCGTGCAGCGCGTGACCGTCATCCAGCCCGACGTGCCAGCCGCAGCCGCCATCGTCGGAGAACATCACATCGACGCCGTCCCAGCCCTGCCCCTCGGAGTAGGTGATCCTGATCTCTGGCATCAAGCTGATCCAGAAATCGTAATCCGCCTTGCTCATCGACGGCGAAGCGTAGAACGACTGCGGTGGCCGCAGCGCTTGATTGATGACGTAGCCCTGCGGTCCGACGAAGTCCCGGCCCGTGTAGTGCAGCGCCATCGAGATGCCGTCTTGCGTGCCACGCAGGCTTTTGTATTCCCACTGGCGCGCGGTCCACTCTCGCTGGGTGCTTTCGCTCCAGCCGTCCTCCCACAGGATCGTTCCCATCCCGTAGGCGAGATAGGGCAAGTTGTTGTAGCTGATCTTGTAGGGATTCCACTGGTCGTTGATGATCTCGGCGTAGGTGCCGATCAACCGCTCACCATCAACGTCAGCCATCGCCTTTTCGAGTCCGCTGGCTGAGCGGTACAGCAGTCTGGCACCCGGCGCTCTGAGGATTCCCTCTGTGACGATGTCGCTCATAGCAGGCGACCGGCCATCGTGACGGTGATCTTGGTGACCCTGATCACCCAGTCGAGCGGCACCATCACATCCTTCTCAGGCGATTCGATATCGACGTGATGAACACCTGACAGTGAGCAGGCTGCATGAATCGCGGTGTGCGTGTGATCGTGGCCGAGCCAATACTGGCTATCGACAAGGTTCTGCAAATTGAGCGCGATCTTGGCGAGCGTTTGGTCCGGTGCCGGTCCGGGGTACAGCCACACCCTGATGGTGTATTCGATGTCCCTGATCTTGGGCGGGTTAACCGAAACCACATCGGTCAATCCCTGACGTGACAGCGACTGGATGTAGGAACGGATTTTAACCAGTTGCTCCTGCGTCGGCGCAGGACTCGGCGCATCCAGACCCATCAGGCATGTGATCAAGATCGTCGGATAGAAGTCGTGTTGCACAGACCGGATCGCAGTGACATCGCGCAGCAACGGCTCTGCGGTCAGCGCCCAGTATTCATAGGCCTCGGCGGTACCGTGCGCCGACAACGTGTTCGGCGACAACCAGATGCGACGACGATACCGGTCATCGGTTTCACCATCGAGACGCGGAACGCCACCGGGATAGCGCGACGCAACAGCATCGAGGTCGGTGCCAATCGCGTAGGCCAACGTGATCGAGCGCGCGGCTTGATTGACGCGGTCGCGGATCATCAACTCGAAATACGCGCACGCCTCTTGGTTGATCTTGATCGGATCAAACTCAAGCATCTCGACGTCGTACTGCGCGGCGCTCGGTGGATCGTAGGACGCCCACAATTCCTTGAGCCGCGACATGCGGTCGGCAATGATTTGTTCAACGTCGATCTGCTCCAGCACGATCATCGGCTGAAGGTTCGCGGGCAACAAAATAGAGATGCGCTCGGTCAGTCTGTCCGCCAGCGCCTGTCCACTCTCGGCCATTTAGAATGTACTCCCCGGCGGAATGTTCGGAGTCGTGCCAACTCTTCCGGGAGGTGCGCCGACGACTAGTCCGGAGCGGCTCTCCCAAAGATTGTAGCCGCGCGAGACAAGGCCAACCGAGCGACGTTGCTGCGGTTGATCGTTGCCGAGATGACCGCGCGGTCGATACGAACCATCCATCGACGTTGTCAGATGGCCGGTCCGCAATTCCTCGGCTGACGTGAGGGAGGTGCCGTCCGCGCGATGGCCCACGCGCACCCGCGTGATGCGGTAGTTCGGCTCCCACAGATCGATGCCGGTCGCAATCGCCCAGTAGAACCGCGCGATGGTCGGCTCGGTCGCGTTCTGTCCGATCAGATGCGGAACGAACGAACCGACCCATCGACGCAGGACACGCTCGTGAAATTTTGTCGAGAAAATCAGGAGCATGCTCTGGATAACGTGATCCCACCCGGTCAGCACTTTGCCGGTATAGCGGTCCATGCCGATGCGGACCGGGTTCAGGACGATGCGACCGTTCTTGAGGTCAGGCCACATCTCCAGTTCGGGATCGTAGACGTAGGCCATGCGCTAGACCGTCGCCGACTTCGGCTCTGGCTTCTTCGGCGGCTTGTCGTCCTTCTTGCGGTCCTTCTGGCGATCCTTGCGCCGCTTGTTGGCGCGCTGTGTCGTCGGGCTGGACAACGCGAACGACGGCGTGCCGGATTGCGTGCGCCGGTCATAGCGCGGCACGCGCTTCGGATCGTCGTCGGGGTTCTCGCTGCGCCCGCGCGTGATCTGCGACAGCACCTTCTTGCCGCCAGCGCTGAGCTTCGATAGCGGCTCGCGACCGGCCAACCCCTGATCAATCCACCACTGCACCATTTGCGGCACCGCGAGGACGTGCAGATTGTCGGTCTTGTCCTCCTTGACGACGCGCAGGCCGCCGAACTCATCACCGACATGAACGCCGGGGTCGTAGACGTAGAACTTTTGCAGGATCACTTGCTTGCTTACAGCTTGCCTCTTGCTTGCCATCGCCTCTTCTCCTGTTGATCGGGTTTAATTTAAGCGTCGTCGTTCGGGATCGGATCGCGCTTGATGATCGGCGGCACGGACAGAATGATGTTGTCCTTGGTCACGACAACCCAGTGCGACTTGCTTCGTATCTTAGCGCCTTCCTTGTGCGCGGCGATCCGGTTGTCGGTGCCGACGCGATGCGTGATGCCGCCGCTCTTGTTCATGCGGGTCTTCATCGTCGCCTTGCTGCCGCCGACATGACCCTTCTGCTTGCTGCCAGCCTGTTGCTGCTTCTTCTCGTCGGCTTGCAGCCATGTGTCCGTGCCGTCCTTGGTCTGCTTCGCGCGGTAGTCATCAAGCTGGTAGGACTCTTCGTCCTGCCCTGAGCCATCGGCATGCTCTGGCGTCCTGAAGTCCTTGCTCGGCGCGAACGGCGCGATCATGCCCTGAGTCATGTCGCCGTTCGGGCAGATTACCGTCAGCGTCTGACCCTTCTTGTAGAAGCGCTGCTCGGTCGCGCCGCCGCGATGGTTCGAGGTGTTGAGCCAAGGCGACAGCACGTCCTGCCCCTTGCCATCCTTGCCGAGCGACACCCGCACCTTGGTACCCTTCACTTCGTGGACGGTGCCAACCTGATGCATCTGCGCGACCCGGCGGCGCAGCGACGAAAGCTCCTGCATGATGCGCTGATAGTCTTCGGCCATCGCTCATCCCCTCGTTAAGCTGATCTTCATTTTACCGTTCGCGCTCTTGATGACGTTCTGCGCAAGCTGCCGCAGCGTCACGTCAGTCTCCAGCGGAGTCCGCAACTGGCCGCGACCCATGCGCCGCTGCGCGTTGGTGCCGCTCACTGTCGTCATCGTCACCGGCAGGCGTTTACCCTTCTGCACGTAGGGCATGATGATGCAGCGGCAGTTCGGGTGCTTCGGTACGTGCTGCATCGCGATCTCGATAGGCATCGGGCCAGCCGCCGCAAGCTCTTCGCAGTCCATGCA